TTTGCCTCTTCCCTCGCAGTTACCCTTGAGAGCCGACTAAAGGTGTCAAACAGAGAACCTTCCTTTAGCCGTATTCTGCTGTCTTTTGTTTTAAGAGCTAGACTAACTTAGATGCTCTGAATTACAGTATAACAAACAAATATCAAATATACAAAACCAATTTTATTTAACTATTACTTTTAAAGGGTGTTTTTTATCATATTTTTGATTTACTGCTGACATTATTAATGGATTCCAGTAACCTTCTTTAAAATAAAACGAAGCAGTAGTTGATCTTAGGTAAGTAAAATCATCTTTCCATTTCTTAAATAAACGACTTCCGTGGTGAATATAACTTTTAGCGTGTTCTTCTTTAGCTAGGTTTATTTGTCCATCAGAAAGATGTTCACAGTCGGCATCAATTGCGTAATTTTTATAACCTTTACTTAAAGCTTGTATACAAATATCAGCACCGTACCAATGGTAATGGTCAAATGTTTTTTCGTCATATTTAATACCAAGATCAGCACGACAGAACATTGCACATTCATCTAACGTTTGAACTTCTTTAAAACGACCCCAACGTTTGCGGTTTAAATCAGCAATAGTAGTTCCCTTCTTTATACCAGGACCTAATTCGCTTGCGTCATTGCTAAGGTAAAGTGCTCCATATTCAGCAGCTTGTGACTGCCCATTTTTTGAAGTACCAGCTACACCAAGAAATGCATATTTTAATGCACTTTTATCAAAGTAGTCAAAATGCTCACGAATACTACTTATCCATTTTGGTCCACAACGAATATCTTGATGTGTTAAAGCATAGTATTCAGAGTTAGCGACTGACATACCAAAATTAAGAGCTTCCGCTGGTGACTTAAACTCATTTTGAGCGTTTCTAAGCCAGATGATTTCAAACGTTTGGTTAGTGTCTTGGATACGAAGATCATATAAAAAATCAATAAATTGTTCTTTTGTATGTGAAAGAGTGATAATAGAAAAATTCTTCTTCTTATCAGATTTCTTATAGTTGTTTCTGTCATATGGTTTAGTAAAATCATGAACTTCAAGCTCAGAAATAATTTTATCCACTTCTTTTATGTTTTCATCCAATGCGTTTGGTTTATTGACAATAATCTTCTTATAAGGATTTGATCCCTCATCAAGTGATGCTAACCCAGAATAATATTTCAAATGAGAAGGACCATCTATGGTATCGTTTGGTTTAATAACAATACGTTCGCCTTTTAACACTATTGCAATATTCTTTTTTGTTATATTTTTAAATAACATCGACATCTTTCATTATAAAGGGAAAATCATTCTTTTCATAGAATTTTACCCGTTTTTTCAAATGACTTGAAGAGAATTTTAGATTTTCTGCGAAGTCGTATAGTTGGAGTTTCTTTTTACTTTGATGTTTACGAAGACCACGACCCACTGACTGAAGAGTTTGAATCTTTGATTTTCCAGCGGAAGCAAATATAACACAATGGAGTCTCTTAATGGAAACACCCGTTGAATATACACCAACAGTAGCAACTACCACATTCCCACCAGATTTTTCAAGTTCATATCTGACGTGATTTCTATCATCAATCTTAGTATCACCACATACCATATGAGCTTTAATACCTTTTTCTTCAAGCATACTCATAATGGTTTTACCGTGATCAATCTTTTTAACAAGAATAAGAGTATTTTTGCCTTTCGAAGCGTACTTTTTAGCAACATTTACAATCGCTGTATTTCTATTTTCGTTAGTTTCTACAAATTGTTTTTCAGCTTCGTAAGTTGCCTGTTCATAATGTGTTACGATTTCTTGCGGGTATTGTAAATTAATAATATTAATTTGAATATCTGAAATCTTTTTAAGTTTTATTAATTCCCCAGGCATTACACGATCAACAACAGGTCCAAGTACACCTTCAATAAGCATGTAATCACTCTTGGGGTCTGGCATAGTACCAGTAAACCCTAATCTTATATCAGCATTCGTCATATTTTCAGCAACCGACCGAACAATATCAGCTTTAAGCCCATGACAGTTACTAACGCACACATCTTCAGCAAAATAATTGTGATTATCTTCTATATGAAGATTAAAAACTTCTTCAGTGTTTTCTATCTTAGTTATTCTTTTTATTTTCACGGTAACCTCGTTATAGCTTTTAGTATTTTATCATTAGATGTCATGGTCTTGATTTTTTGCTTCCTGATGCTTAAATATGATTCGTCTATGTATTTGAAAGTATAATTATGTAACTCACACCATTCCTCAGCAGCTTTTTGTTTAATGCGACATCTCGTAGACTCTTTGTTTGATATGGGTTTGACTTCATAAAGTATCTTATTTTTTTTCATCATGAAAATCAACAATATATATCACCTGTTAAACCGTGCCACTCTAAATCCTCATCACCATTGAGTTCATCTACTTTCTTCCACGAACCGTCACTGAGCATTACTTTATGGTTTCCTGTAATTTTCAATTTTTTACCGTTTTCAAATTCCAATTCATACATCTGTTGGTCTAAAGACATATTATGGTAAACCTCTTTTACTGGTTTAATTTCTATTTCACCTGTATTTTCATTCTTTGTTATAACCATTTCACCTTCATTTATATCTTTTATTTTCTTTTTAGTACCATTAGACATACTAATAAGAGAATCTGGATGTAAACATTCATCAGCGATAAAAACCGTAAAATCTTTTAGAAATTTCTTTTGTTTGTGCATGGATTGCCACGTCGATACTATAATAGGTTGTTCGGTGTCTTTTTGAAAACCACAGAACTTACCAACCAAATCAGGTGGCATACCAAAATCAATAAGATTCTCAGTAATTTGTTCAACAAGATCAAGTTTAGGTACTAAAATAAGAAACTTCATGTCTGGGTTATATTTCAATAAGTAGTTAACTACTAAGAAAATAGTAAGAGACTTACCAGATGACGTACAATGTTCCATGATTGCGCGGCGATGGTATAGACTTTTTAGAGCAGCACGAGTTTGGTAAACATAAGGAACATACTGAGGATTCAAACGTTCTTCGTTTGCTAACATGTAATTAGAAACAAGCTCATTTTTTTCAATCTTTTCAGGAAGTAGCCCAGGATCAATTTCTATTTCATACTCTCCAGTATTAACATAATTATAGATTAACTTAAAAGTACCAATATAGAACATACCATTTCTTTGTACGAAATGAATTTTACCGTCCCAACGTCCAGCACGATATGCAGGCATAAACCAATAGTTATCTACTGGTACTGCGAATTTCTTAAAGACTGCCTCAAGGATACTGATATTATCAGTTACCAATCTTCCATAGGTATTATCAATTTTGACGAATGTTAATTTATTAGTATCAGTCATGCGCTCTCTAATCTTTTAATCTCTATTATATCTTTTATGTTAAAAGTTTGGTTTTTAATTGCTTTCATTCTCATTTCAATATGTTCACAAATCAAATTTTGACTAAAAACCATTCCATCATATTTTTGCCAATCAGAAGAATTTTCAATCATTGAGTCAATTCTATCTAAATCTCTAATTGCTCCGTATTTATATTTAACGAGTAATTTTTCCTTAATATATGAAAAACAGTTTCTATAATAACTAAGAAGCATTTTTTCTTTGTATAGTCTTTCTGTTAGTTCACCAAAAGTTTCAACTATGTTTATGAGACTCTCATCTAATTCATCTGGATCAATAGTAAAAGCTCTACGAATACTATCATCAATTTCCTTGATGATATTCTGAGTGTACTCTTCAATATCAAAAGAATCCATTTCTTCTAAATTGAGCTTTTTCATGTTAATCCTTTAATCTATGAACTGAGTTAAGATATCTTACTACATAATTTTTATTTTTACAACATTCCATAAGTGTTTTAATATGATCAACAATAAGTTGGAAATAGTCAATTCTAGCTTCAGCGATTATGTATTTTGGATGCGCTTTAATCCAAGTATCTTTTTCTTTTTGATTAGTGAATATTCTTTTCTTACCATCTGGTCTTGTTACTTCACCATTGTTTATTTTTTCAAGTAACTCATGTTGGGTACGATGACGATGACGAAAAGCACCTTTAACTTTTGCTTTATAAAAAGAAAGATTCTCTACTAATCTTTGGTTCTGTGAAATATTAGCAATAAGTTCACCATTTAATTTAGCTCTATTAACTCTGAAAACAGATTTTACGTCATCTGTAATATCTTGAATTATCTCAAGAGTACGTTCTTCCATCTTCTGAATTTTCTCATCAACTTTTTCTGGCAACATTTGACCTCCTTTTGGTAAAATGTATAAATAGATTATACCATATTTTTAAGGGGTTTACATGAATATACGTAATAAAATGGAACGTGAGTTAGAAAAGATAGAGGTTGATAAGATAACACCTATAGCTGATGAACAGATTATTGAGATTATTGATAGTCTGAAATATATTGATAGTGATCTTAAGCCATTACTCGATACCATTACTCGATTAATAGAAGCAGTTGACGATCCTTCTTTTAAAACTCATATACTCAGAAGGATTCTTAAATTCTATGGTTTTGGTAATGGTGATATATTATCAACCCGTCAAAAGTTTGTTATTATGGAAGGTCAATTGGTTAAGCGCCCGTTTTTAAAGCAAAATCAGAAAGATTGTATAAATATCCTTTTAGATGACTTAGATATTAATCTTTAGGAGAACCTGATGAGTTTCAAGAAGTTTTTAACTGAAGAGTGTGGTAACCCAGATATGGTTAAATGGGATGTCGTACTCTTTTTTGGTGATTACTCACCTATAACAAAAAAAGAATACGAAAGAGTTGATCAGTTTGTTGAAACTGTAATTAAGAATCCCCAATGGGTGGCGCGTTTTGCTGACCGTGTTGATGTTGGTCTTGTAGCTGATGCTAGTCATGAAGAAGATCATTTGGAACTTGAATCTAATTTCCAATTAACATTTGAAGAAAAGAACTTTATCACCTCTAAATTATTTGGTTTAAAAATGATAAACGCTGATATAACAAACCTTTACGAGACTGCTAAGATTCCTGCAAGAGAAGAAGAGTTTGTAAAGACTGCGAGAGAAGTAGTAGATAAATTGTATAGTAGATTTCATAAAGCTAATATTTTGTTAGTACTACGTCCATCTGATCGTGATAACATTAAAGAATTCATGAAAATTAAACCGTATCTTCAAGATGAAAACATAAAAGTCGGCTTTATTGTTTTCCATGAAGAACCAGAAGTTGATATGGGATATCTAAGAGGTATTCCTTGTAATGGCGATACTATTAAGATAATTACACTTCTTAACGCAGAACGTCCTGATCCAGAAGAATTGCGAGGATTTGCTAGTAAGTTCCGAATTCATAATAGAATAAATGATATAAGAAAAATACATTTTAAAACAGGTGGGGATAATTATTACTTAGCTTTTGAGCAATTTTTCCCTGATCTAAAACTCTACGATGTAAAAGATCAAGAGTCAATCAAAGCAAACTATGAAGTTGTTTTGGATATGATAAAAGAAATGTATTTAAAGTTTGTGCAGTAATTATAAATAATAGCAAAGATTTAGGAGAATAGCTATGCAATGTCCTTATTGTGGCTCAACACACCTTACAGAAACCTTTAATTTCAATGAACATTCATGTGATCGTTGTGGGTGCGAATTTAAACATGACGATAATCAATATCGTATATTCGAAGAAGGTAAATATGAGAAGTTCTGCGAGTCAGTACTTCTTGAAATGACTAACACTACAAACGTTCAGGTAGGTAATGTACTTGTACAGGTTATCCGTGAATGTAAACGTTATGGTCCAAGTCAGCTTGATGTTATGCTTGAACATCTTAAGAACGTTGCTGAGACTATTCTTAGTGAAACTCAGATCGGTAGAAGAGATAACTATGACTTCGGTGCTCTTGTAGAAGGCGTCGATGCATTTGAAACTCTTGGTAAAACTCTTGTTGAAAGAAAAGACCTTGAACTTGATTTACATAGTTTTAGTCGTTATATCGAAAATAATAACTTCCGTGATGAATTTAATTTACAAGACGCTTCTAATCAAGAGGAAGATAGTATAACTGAACGTAATAAAATTGACCCAAATATAGAAGACCCAAAGGCTGATCTTTATAATAATAAGGCAGCTAAGGCTAAATCTGAAAAAAGTCATAAGAAAACTGATAAGAAATATACTAAACGAGGTGCTCGTAAAGGTGATAAGCCTATGAGTAAAACTAAAAACGTTAAAGAATCTGATATGAATGATAAGAGTACTAAAGGTAAACTAGACTGGGATGGTTCTGAACTTCCTGGTGTTGGTGTTAAAACTAATCATGCAACAACTAATAGTAAACCACATCTTGAAGAAGAGGAAGAATTTGAAGATCAAGAAGTAACTGATGAAGTATTTGAATCTGTTGATCTTAATACTCTTGTTAAGTCCCTTCTTGAAACTAAAACTCTTAGACAAATTGCCAGAGAAACTGATATTGATGAACAATTAGTAATTGAAGCTGCTGCTCTTGGTAAAACGATTGGTGATCTTTTTGAAGCTGACATGACTACTAAGAAAACAGACGGCAAAGAAGAATTCAATACTCAGAGTGATGATGAAAATGCTGATGAAAAAGGAGAAGGTGCTCGTGAAGATCGTGCAGCCCCAACCGATAAAACAGAAACGTTAGCAGAAGAACTTGAAGGTGACCAAGACGAAATTGACGCAAATGATAATGATAAAATTGACGGGGAAGATTTTGACTTACTTCGCAAGGGTAAGGAAATTGAAGAAGCCGCTGAAGAACTTGAAGAAGCTTTAAGTGAATATGAGTTAAAGGATTTGTAAATGAACTTTAAGGACTATTGTATCAAAGAGGGTATTGTTGGCGCAGTAGCTGGTTTGGCATGGGATGCTGTTAAAGGTGTTGGTGCCGCCCTCCTTGCTGATATTTTCAGAGATAGTCCTATTTTAGCAGCAGGTATTTTATATGGTTATAGCTCGGTTTCAAATAGAGCTAAGCAAGCTTTTAAGAAAGATAAAAATGGGAAGGTGGTGTTAAACCCAGAAGCTTTTGAAAAATTAGAAAAAGAAACACAAAAAGAAGTTCTTGATGCTTTAAAAAAAGGCATGGATAAAATTAAACAAAAGAACCCACAAGAGTATAAAAAAGCTGCGGCTGATGCTATGTCTCAAATTGATAGAGTTGGAGACCCTAAAGCCAAACAAAAATTACAAGATATTTTTAGTCAAATATTTACGGAGTCAGATATGAAAAGTTTTAAAGAATTTATGGGCGATGCGAATGCTCAAAAGCAAAAAGCTCAAAAGCAAAAAGCCGCTGACCTAAAAGCTAAAGCAGCAGATATAAACGCTGAAGCTGAAGAAGCTGAAGCTGAGGTTGCAAAGGATGTTGCTGTTAAAGCAAAGAACAATGCCCAATATACTAATTCTATGGAAGAAGCTGCTACTTATGGTTCAAAAGATAAAAAGAAAACTAGTGGCAAAGATGTTGCTGGTGTTAAACGTGATAAAAATGGAGTTCGTATCCCAACTAAACACGCAAGTGTTTATGCTGGTGCTAATGGTAAATCTAAGCCTATTCCGTATACTCAAGACCCTGAAATGAAAAATCAAGCAGTAGGTCCTAATGTTGACGAAGAAGAAGACGGTGACGACATTGATGATGCTAACCCAAAACCAGAAGAAAAAGAAATTGCTCCAGTTTATTCTGCCCAAGGTCTTGGTGAATCAGAAGACCCAACTATCAATCAGGGTTATGATGCAATGTATGATTCTTTTATCAGAGATATGAATTCGGGTAAAAGTGACTGGCAAAAAATGGAAGAGTCACTTAAGGCTCAAAGCATGAATGAATCTTGTGGACCAGCAGGTTGTTCACTTGGTGTACCAACAGCGGGTGGTTCGGGTATGGTTAATTCAGGTATGATGTCAGTTCCTGGTATTGGTTCGGGTATTAATGGTGTACAACCAAGAATCCCCGCAGTAGTTGATAAATCTGAAATTTATAAGTTTATTAAAGACCAAAGTCTTCATCAAGGAAATCGTGAACAAGCAATGAGTTTTCTATTAAGTAAATTTGGTGCTAATCCAACAGAAGAGTTAGAAATGGTTCTAGATGATGCTATAATGTCATCTGATCCACAACAAATAGAGATGATGGATAGAAAGTATAACTATCAAGATGTACTTAATTTTGAGCGTCCAGATACTGAACTTCCAAGTTTTTTAAGCCAAGCATGGCAGACCATGGAAAATAGTGACGATCTCAAAGACCTTTGAGGAGATCACCATGTTTTTAAACGATGAAGAAGATATTAAGAAAAAAATAACAGAAGACGAGAACTCTCCTAAATTTGAATTAGACGAGAATCGTACTGTTGATTATATGATCATTTATTCTCTTGCTCGTCGTTTTGCACGTAAGTTTGAAGATTGGGAAGCATATAAGCTTGGTTTGATTGATAAAGAAGGTAAAGTTATTCGAAGTCCTAGTAGTCTTAAAGAAAAATCAGCTTTAACTCCTCTTGACCGTGTAATTTTACAAATCAAAAGACTAATTCCAAAAAGACTTTGGTATCTCCTCACCGCCGCTTATATTTTTAAGGGTTTTGTAAGTTCTAGTAATTTAAAAGAGGTTTGGGATTGTAAGACTGAATCCGAAATAATTGAAGTTGAACAAAAGAAAATAAAATTAGAAGAGGCTCGTAAACGAGTTCATGGTATAATTGAAAATAATCCTCATTTCACTGAGGAAGAGTTCTGGCAACATGTTATAAACAACCAGAACGACTAAAGGAGTTATTATGAACGAAAACTATTTTGACGGGATTCCTGAACACCCATTTGAGAATGAACCAATAAAAAAGAAAAGAGTTAATAGCAAAAAGAAGGGTAATCGTTGGGAATTAAAAATCGCCAAAGATTTATCTAACCGATATCATGATGAGTTTCGTCGTGTACCGCAGTCGGGTGGTTTTGTAGGTGGTAAAAATAGAACTCGTAATATGTTCTTAAGAGAAGATGCTAAGGAAATTTTTGCTGGTGATCTTATTTGTCCTCCGTGGTTTATCTTTGCAATTGAATGTAAGGATTACGCAAATTCTCCAAAGATGCATAATCTTTTATCAATTGGCGATAAAGACTTAGATGATTGGATTAAACAAGCTAAAACAGATGCTGATTTTGCTCATAAGGATTGGATTGTAATCTTTAACATTACTAGAAAACAAGCTTTCTGTTGTATTGATAAAAAGCTTTTTGATAATAATGTTCCTGATTTATCTTACCCAAAGAATTACATTTTTTATAAAAATACTATAATAATTGATAAAGATATATTTTTTAGAGACTACTTAGAGTTATTCTTCCCAGAAGACTGGAAAGATCAAAGAGATGCGGCAAGAAAATTTTAGTAAGTTAGCATCTACTCGTATAAATAAAAATGAAACAATTAAAGGAGAGGTCAATGACTATACCTGATAACAGAGAAATTATGGAAGCTTACCGAAAGATCGAAGAAGCTGAAATGACAGGCGCTGCTAAGAACAGCGGAAAAACTGGTGGTTATGGCGATGGCGCGTCAGTTGAAGTATACGGTGGTGGTACTGTAAGAAATGACAATGATCAAGGTTCTAATGATGCTCCTGCTGAATTTACAGGCAAGGGTTCTGTAGACGCTCCTGCTAAAAATGACCGCGAAGCTGGTGCTATCAATTCTCCAGATGAATTTGAAGGCAATAATAATTCTGCCAACCAATCATCAACTGAAACGAGAAAAGCTGGCGCTTCACAAGCACCTAAAGAATTTGAAACCGTTGATGCGTTTCGTAATCGTGTTCGTCAACAGTTTGGTCTTCCACTTGATGCGAAAATCAATAAAGGCAATAAGGGCGTTCAACGCTAATACAAAGTTAAAGTTAAGGAGTTAATACAATGGCAGCAAAAAGTTTAAAACAATTAAAGCAGGATTGGGCAAATCTCAACGAAGCTGAAGAAATTAAAGGTGCTACTTCTGGTGGTACTAGCGACTATGACGGTGTTTCTAAGAAGCATGACGGTGAAGGTGGTGCAAACGTTCCTCATGGTGGAAAGTCCGTTAAGAATGTAGATTCTCAAGGAAAGACTGACGGTGTTGGTAATAGCGCCCCTAAGAGCTTTGAACCAGCAAATGGCGAAGAGACCGCTGGTAAGGACGGTACTGGTAATTCAGTCAATCGTGAAGCAGGAGCTACATCAGGTCGTAAGGAAGTTGGTGATAAAGAAGGACATGAAGGTGCTGTAGATGGTACTAACCCAGTTCATCGTCCAGAAGGCGCAGAAGGAGGTCCTAAGGACTTTGCTGGTGGTCTTGGTGGTGCTATCGGTGAATTCCGTAATCGTGTACGCGATACCCTTGGTCTTCCACTCAACGATAAGTTAAATCAGGGTAACAGCGGTCTTAACAAAGACGGCGAACGTGATGGCTACATCAAAAAGAACCTCGGTTAATTGATTTCCTCTCCTAATACTGAAGCAGCGTGGTGTAATAACCACGCTGCTTTCTTTTTATAATTTTGGTATTATAATATAAAGATAGGAGATAGTATGAAAGACCTTTATATTGATGTAAGCCATATGGCATATCGTTTTTTATTTGCGAACGCTAGAGATATCGAAGCTGTAGGTATGAACCTTCTTCGTCATATGCTTTTGAAAAACGGCATTTTGTTTTATTTAAATAAGTTTAAACCAGATCGTTGTTTTGTTTGTTTTGATACAAAGGGATCAAATTGGCGTTATGATGTTTTACCTACCTATAAAGGTCAACGAAAAGCAAATAGAGAAAAACATAATATTGACTGGCAAGAATTTTTCAAGCTTTTAGAAGATTTTCAAACTGAGTTAAGAGACTTCTTTCCCATTTATTCTATTAAACATGATAGTTTAGAAGCTGATGATATTATTGCCCATCTTGTTAGAAATAACCAAGATAGAAACAAAATCATAGTAACATCAGATAGTGACTATGTACAATTGCTTAAATATAGAAACACAAAGCTATTTGATCCTATGAAAAATAAATTCAAAGTATGTGAAAGTCCTCGTTATGAACTTGAAAAGAAAATTCTAACTGGAGACAAATCAGATAATATTCCAGCTATTCGTCCTAGATGTGGCGAAAAGACTGCTGAGAAACTTATAGAATCTGGTGAAATCAAAAAACTTCTCTTAGAGATTGATTCCGATGGTAACCCTGGTGAAATTAAAAGGAACTACGATAGAAACAAATTACTTATTAATTTGGATGATACACCAGAAGAGTTACTAAGAGAACTTGATGATAGCTTAGATGAATATCAACTATCATCCACTTCGAAATTATTTAAGTATCTTACTAAGTATAGATTAAGAGATTTATTTAATGAAGTTTCATCTGTGAGGCAAACGCTTTCGCTTCTTCAATAAGCTTCTTAAGACTACCTCTTCTAATATGAGCAGCTTCTTTGAAGTTGTTATTTTCAAGATACATAACTTTAAAAGTCCAATCTCTTTCTTTACAATAAGATTTAGCTGCGTCCCATTTTGCAGTGTTCATTAACCAACGTTTAGTTTCTTCTACTAGAGTTGCTCTTCTTTTACCTTTCTTCCTTTCGGGAGGAAAGGTTTCTCTTTTTGGTTTTACTTCTATCATTTCAACTTTAAATCCATCTCCGCTTCTAATTTTAATTACGAAATCTGGATGATAATTCCAACGAGTACCTGATAATGGGTTAAAATAAGGAACTTTTGGTTCTTCGGATAACCATTCAATAATACTAGGACTTTCGTCACACCAACTCATAAAAGTACGTTCCCACCCTGATCTATAAAATGGTAATGTTTTACCTTTATATTTATTTCTATTTTTAGGAACGAATTTACCTTGTCGAAAGCTCTTGTTTTTTTTAATTGCCATAAATTACTCGCTTTTAAGATATAATGATAAATAACCTTTTACAGGGTTTATTTATATGAAACTAAGAAACTTGAAAAAAACACTAGTAGTCCCACCTAATCTCGCAGATGCAATAACATCTGATTGGGGAGCTTTAATAAAAGAAAAAGAATTCAAAGATACTTTATATGAGCATCCTGAATTTTTAAAAACATTCTTTATAGGTGATTTTATGCAGTTTAGTTACAAACCATCACAAAAAAGTATTGATCCTAAGAAGATGTCTCAAAAGTTAATTATTGATCCTTTGATTGTGTTCTTAGGATATCATAATGATAAATTATACGGTATTAGTTTAAAGCAATTCCTATTTGACAAACAAGTCACTAAGGGAATTAAATTTATTGAGGATTACATTAGAACATATTTTTATTATACAGACGATGAAAATGTCTTTCAAAGAAAAGATGCGTATAACAATCCTCAAGCATTATCTAGATTTTGGGAAAGCTTAGTTGAGAAAGCAAAGAATCAAAATCAACTAGCTGGTCTTGTCGGTTCTTATGTTCGTCAGTACTCTATTAAAGAATTTAAAGTGCGAAATATTCGTAAACTTATAAATATAGAGGACCTACGACAAGAAATGAGAAGAGCAAAGGTTTTCAAGCGAGATGGTGTATCAATTGAAGATGTGTTCTACGAATAAGGAGTTTATAAATGGCATTGCGTGATTACTATAGCTTTGGGAGAAACATGGGTCAGGGAAGAACTGACCATGACATGTCTTCCGAAGAAAAAGAAAAGTTAATGAAGGTACGTCAAGGTATATTCAACCAACTCCAAGGTCAAGACACCGAAAATCAAGGCAAAAACGAAAAGACTGCTCTTACAGATATTTCAGACTTTTCTGGAATTGCCGATTTTACAGGTATGGTGAATGTTTATTCTAAGTACATTTATCAATCTGAGCATGACAAAACTAACAGACTTGAAGTGTATCGTGAGATGGCAAAGTTCCCAGAAATAGCATTTGCTATTGATGAATATACGAACGAAGCCATTAACTTTGATCCATCAGGTCTTGAGTTTTGTGACATTAATATTACAAATCAAAGTATTTCTGAAAACGAACATGCTCGTAAAACACTTCTCGCAGAATGGCGATATCTTATGTATGATATTATGGACGCAGATGATCATGTTTATTCGTGGTTTCGTGAATATATGATTGATGGAGAAGTTTATTTTGAAAAGGTTTTTGATGAAAATAAACCTGATAAAGGTATTACTAAAGTTAAAAAACTAATGACTGCTCGTTGTTTTCCACTTTGGGAAGATATTGAATCTGATGAAATTAATTTCTTTGCTTATAAGACAGAAGGTGAAGTTCTCTCATTACCATCTGAAGCTGTTGCTTATGCTAACTCAGGGCTTTATCAGTATAACCATGAAGAAGATGATAAAGTTGTTCTTTCTATTCTTGATCAAGCAGTGACTACTTATAAGAGACTTAAGTTGCTCGAAGATTCACTTGTTATCTATCGTTTGGTTCGCGCTCCAGAGCGTAGAGTTTTCAAAATTGATGTTGGATCACTTCCTAAAGGAAGAGCAGAACAATATATGAAAGAACTAATGCGTAGATACCGTCAGCGTAAATACTTTGATCCTTCAACAGGTGACGTATCAGAAGGTATAGACGCTATGGCAATGACCGAGGACTTCTGGTTTCCTGTTTTTCAAGGTGGTAGAAGTTCTGATGTTACATCACTTCCTGGTGGTCAGGGTCTTGGTGAAATTGAAGATGTCGAATATTTTCTTAATAAATTATACCGTGGTTTGAAGATTCCAAAATCTCGCTTCGGTGAAGATGGTACCTTTAATATTGGTAATACTGATGATATTACTCGTGATGAAGTGAAATTTGTTAAAGAAGTTAAGCGTTATTGCAAACGTTTTTCTAAGATTTTCAAAGATATATTTATTACACATTTAAAACTCAAAGAGATTTGGGGTGAGTTAGGGTTAGAAGAAAAAGATATTAATGTTCTTATGACTAACAATAACTTATTCGACCGTTACTTTGAGGCTAAGATTCTTGATCTTAAATTCGAGAACTTTAGTAAGTTTAGCGATCTTATTGATGCTCAGGAACCTGTGTTCTCTACTGAAATGGTTGTTAAGAAATATCTTGAGATGACAGACGAGGAATGGGCAGATAATACTAAGAAACTTACCACTGAACAATCTTGGAAGAAAAAGAAAGAACAAGATGAAGATGGTGGAGAGGATATTCTCTAAGGAATAAACTATGAAGAAAATCAATGAAAACAATAACTATGTTAGAGGTGTATCAGAAGAAACAGGTGTTTCTTATGATTACTTAAATACTCTTTGGGCAAAAGCTGAAAGCAATGTTCAACAGGGAAAAGTTGAAAAAGGAAATCCTGAATTTTGGCAAGGAGTCATAAATGAATTTGATAAACTTGTCGATCAAATAGATATAGAGGAGGCGAGATACGTTATGAGTACTAGAGAAGATTATAAAAGAGCTGGTAATGATTTTATGAATCACTTACTTGACGATGATTATGGTAAAGCAGATGAGCATTTTGGAAAAATGGTTGATGCTCGCTTAAATTTAATGATAAATAAGGAAAGAGACAATTTCTATACAAATGTTTTAGCTAAAAGAGCTAGGGAAATTGTTTCAGGAGAATAAAAGATATGAAACTTATTACAGAAGGTAATTTCCCTAACTTTAACGGCATCAAAGATGTCATTATCAAAGAAGATACTAATACTGGTCGCCACGAGACTCGTATTGAAGGTATCTTTATTCAAGCAGAAGTTCAAAATCGTAATGGTAGAGTTTATGACCAGACAAAAATGGTCGAAGCTGTTAATCGTTACATGGATGATCGTATGCGTGAGGGTACTAAACATCGTTCTTTTGGGGAACTTGGTCACCCAGAGGGAGTAGAAATTAATCTTCATCGTGTAAGTCACTTTATTGAATCCCTTCAATGGAAGGGAAACAATGTAATCGGTGTCGCTAAAATTATTGACACTGAATATGGACGCATTGCTGATACGATTCTTCGTGAAGGTCTTCAGCTTGGTGTGTCTAGCCGAGGTCTTGGTGAGCTTTCACAAACACCAGATGGACAAAACCGCGTTACTGAGTTTGAACTTATCGCAGTCGATATTGTAGCAGACCCATCAGCTCCTGATGGATTTGTAGAAGGTATTCTTGAAGGAAAAGATTACATTATCGAAGGTGGTAAGTATACTGAAATCTCATTAGCACGTTCTGTACATGCATATGGTGTTCTTGAAAAAGAGCTTAAAACAATACCGTTAAAGGAAAAAGACGAGTATCTTAGAAAAACAATCAAAAATTTCTTTGAAAACTTGTGATTAATGATATAAATATTAAAAGAATGCAGGAGAATTCCTATGAAGGATAAAATTCTAGCTAAGCTTTTTGAGGGGTTTGACGCTTCCCTCTTGAACGACGATCTTAAAGAACAAGTTAAGTCTATGATTGACGAACTTGTTGCTGAAAAAGTTTCCGTAGCAACTACGGAGCTTGAAGCAAAAGAACACCGTCTCAAAGAGTATGCTTTAAAACTAAAAGAAGAGTTAGTCACCAAAGAGAATGTTATGAATGAAGTATGCGATGAATTCGCTAAGGAACTCGCTGCTCAGACGGCTGAGAAAGAGAAAATCATGGAAGAGGCAATTGCGGAGTACAATGCTCTCACTGAGTCTATTCTAGCCGAAGATGTTTCAGAATTTAAAGAAACTATTCTCCAAGTAATGGAAGAAGAGAATCTTGAGATTCAAAAGCAACTCCAAGAAGTTGCAGTTCAGCAAATTGCTGAATACAAGTCACAGCAGGAAGCGGTTACTGCTAAAGAGGTTGATGCGATCAAGATGGAACTTGTTGAGAAGATGTCCGAATTTATGGACAAATCACTCAAGGAGTCAATCCCATCTGAAATTATGGAATCCGCTGTTAAAGTTGCTGCCTATGAGCCACTTGTTGAAGGTATGATTAAGACCTTTGGTAAGGGTTATCTTAATTTCGAAGGTACTGGTGAATCAGTTATCAGAGAAGCTAAGGAAGAAAATGTGCGCCTATCCGAATCGCTTAGTGCGAAGGTGAAGGACAATGTGAAGTTGGCAGTTAAGGTTAGAGCACTTGAGAGAAATGCTAAGCTCTCATCCCTCACTGAGGGAATGACTAGTAAGCAGAAGGCAAAAGTATCTGCTCTTCTTGAAAAACATGATCTTGACTCACTTGAAGAAGGCTTCAATAAGTACAAGGACATGGTTATCGAGGAAAGCGTTAAGATTTCCAAGCCGCAAAAGGATGAGATGTCCAACAAGGCGCGTAGCCGTGTTGAGAAGCTTCAAGAGAATGCTTCTATCGGTGTCGATCCACGCTCTGAAATGGGTCAATGGACCAAAGCACTTCAGAGAGATTTAAATCAAGGTTAACTCTAACCTAGAGCCAATTATTTACAAACAAGGAGAAAAGAAATGGCTAATCAAGCAATGGTAGAAACTCTCCTCAAGAAATGGAAACCAATGGTTTCCCACATTCGCAGCGACCGAAAGGCTTTTCATACCGCTGCAATGCTTGAGCAAGAGGACAGATATTTTAAGGGTTCCCTAAACGAGAACCTTGGCTCACCTTTTGGTGGTGCTACCGTTTCAGGTAATACCGCTGGTGAAGCAAACTGTGACGGTACCGCAGGTATCGCACGATTTAAGGCAATCGCAATGCCACTTGTGGCTCGTGTATTCCCAGAATTGGTCGTTAACGATCTTGTAGGTGTTCAGCCGATGTTCACCCCAGTAGGTCTTGCCTATGCACTTCGTTATCGTTACCAGACTTCTCAGGGTGGCGCAACTGCTGGTCAAGAAGCTGGTTATAACACTGTTAATTCACTTTACAGTGGTTCTAACCCAACTTCTGCAACTAGCCTTCCAACTTCTGCTGATATTGCATCAGTAGCAGAGTGGGCATCCCGTGTTGATAGTGGTAACGTTCAGGGTGGTGATCAAGTTATTGATCCACGCGCTGGTTACGAGACTCACACTGGTGAAAAACTTGGTGAATCCTACATCTGTCAAGATGATGATCCAGGTGCAATCCGTTACATGGGTCTTTCAGTCGAAAGTCAAGAAATTGTTGCTAAGACTCGTAAGCTTGCAGCTCGTTGGACTCATGAAGCCCAGCAAGACCTTGCAAACATGCATCAAGTTGACATTGCACAAGAACTCAGTGACTTACTTGCTTATGAAGTAGCTGCTGAAATCGACGCAGAAGTCAAGAACCACATCATTGAGCTTTCTAAGCTTGGTGGCGTTCTTACTTGGAACTACGGCACTTCAGGCGTACCAGCTTCTGGTACTGCTGACGGTCGCTGGGAACAAGAAAAGTTCCGTACTTTGTACACTGTTCTTATTAAGGCTTCAAACGAAATTGCTGTTGCCACTCGTCGTGGTGCAGGTAACTTCGTAATTGCTTCTCCAGCAATTGTTGCTGCTCTTGAAGCTCTTGAGTCCTTCGCTCCATCCAGCGTTGCAACTAATATGACCACTGAGGTCTCAGGTGTTGCTAAAGTTGGTCAGATCGGACGTTTCACTGTTTATCGTGATATGTTTGCTCGTGTTGACTACGCAGTTGTCGGTTACAAAGGTCCAAGAGATAATGACTCAGGTGTTATCTACTGCCCATACGTACCACTTATGTTCGTAAACGCAGTTGGACAGGATAGCTTCAATCCACGTATTGGTGTTATCACTCGTTACGGTATCTGTAACAACTTGTTCGGTTCCGAAAACTACTATCGTTACATCTATGTACAGAACCTTGGTCAAAGCAGCCTTGCTCCTAGCACTCCTGCCGCCACTGGCTTCCGTGACATTACTGGTGGCACTAGCCCATTCTAATCCAGTTAACGGTATAAACAAAAAAAAGCCTCAGGTCAAACCTGGGGCTTTTTTTGTTATAATAGAATTGGAGTGTGCTATGTTTAATGGAATTGAAAATGAATTTACTTACTCCAGAAGAAATCAAAAAATATTAAAGAATTAGGAGAAAATGATGAGTGAAGATTTCACTAAAGAAAAGAAGGTAAAAGTACACCTTCCTAGTAGAATCAGCCCAAAGGGTGTTCGAGAACATGAACTTCAAGATGAGAGTGTTCTTTACCAAAATAGAGAGTTTGTTAATATGCGTATTCAAAACTTGGAAACTCAGCTTGATGAAATGGAACTTAGTATGGCACTTGCGTCTGAGCGTCATGAATATTTTGTGAAAAGTGGAACTAACGAAGAAGATCATAATCTTTTAGAAGCTACGCATGAAATGATTCTTGAAATTGATAAAGAATACGAGAGAGCTAAGGCAGAGATCACGAAACTTCGTGCCCATTTGTCAACTCTTGAGTAAAAGGATTTTATAAATAGTAAAAGGAGACTATATGAGACTCGCAGTATATAAGAAGGTCTTTGGTGAACCTGAGGTTATGAACCTTAGTGGTAAGATGGTTAGAGTTAGTCGTGGTGAACATATCGCCGCACCAGCTCAAGTCATGTTGGGTCGCCGTGGATTTTCATTCGTGAGGTTTGTAGACGATACACCAGAAACGTTAACATCGCAACCAGTTCCTCAAATGAGAGGAAATACATTTGATGATCAAACCGTTAGTGTCGAAACTATGAATGCGTTTGAAGAAATAAATATTGAAGAAGTAATAATTAATGAAGAAGAAGTCACCCCCGCCAAACCTAAGGAAGAAATACCTCCAGAAGATACTGGCTTTAAACAAGATGTTATTGATAATTTAAAGTCGTATAATCATCGTCAATGGTTTACTATGAAAAAGAATGAAATCAAAAAGATTCTTTCTGATGCTCATATTGATTGTTCACATGTACCAGACGAAAAATGGGAGTTACTAAAATTTCTTAAAGGTTTAATAAATATAGACTGAGGAGTTTTAGCAAATGAAAGCATGTACTAGAGGAGAACTATCTAATTGGATTCGTAGACAACTAGGTGAACCTGTTGTTGACGTTATTTTAGACGCTACACAACTTGATGACAGTATCGACGAAGCTATTGAGTACTTCACAGAACATGCTGGTGGTGTTGGACATGAAGAACAATATATTGCAATTATTCAAGCACAAAGATTTGAAGAGTTACAGTCTCTTCCTACAATGGCAGCTACACTTTCAGCTAGTGATACTGGTGCTGAATATCTGATTTATAGGGCTGAGTACCAGTTACCTAGAAATGTATTAGCAATTAGTCCTCAACCACTTCAAAGTTCGCCTTTTGGAATTGGTGGCGGTTCAACTACTTGGACATCTGGTGGTTCTATTAATAACTGCGGCGATGCTAGGGCAGCTAACCAGCAAGACCAGCATTGGTTAAGAACTGGTATGAATGTTGCTCAAACATTTGGTTCTCCGTTATTTGGTGGCACTCCTAATACATTTGGTCCTGGCGGTCTTTTCTTTCCAGGGGTAGGTCACTCAGGGTACTTCTCTGGATATAGCCTTTACGGTACTCGTGGGGGTCACCGTGCGCAAGGTGGTGGTGTTGATCTAATTACATATGAATTAGGTCTTCAGTATATGGAAATGATTAAACAGCGTTATAGTATTCAGGTCATGGCTCAGTTCCTTGAGCAACAACGTAAAGTTAGATTCTCTCCTAAACCATGTGGTGCGGGTGTATTTGTTTTACCTGTTTGGGCTAGAGTTGAAGATGAATATCTTTATGATAACATATGGATTCGTCGTTATGCTATGGCTTTAGCACAAAGAACTATTGGTTATAATACTAAAAAATATTCTGGCGCTCAATTCCCAGGCGGTGTTCAAATTGATGGTGATTTCTATTTTCAAGAAGGTAATCGTATGATTGAATTACTTGAACAAGAAATTTCTGACAATAAATATAACTACCCCCCAGACTTTTTTGTAGGATAATTATGGATAAATTAGCAGAAGCATGGAAAAAGTTAGAAGAAGCGTTTGTAACTAATAAGCAAATTGCTTATTATGGCACCCATTCTAATTTTAATGGTTTCAAGTTGAGAGATGAAAGTCAGAATATAAGTTTCTTTCTAAATGCTGAGAAAGCCGTGCAAGCAGCTAGAAATAAAAAAGGTAAATTAATTGTCGTAGAACTTACATATAAAATGATTAAAGAGGTTGGTGGTTCTCCAACATCAAATCATAATTCCAGAGAAAGTTTAATTGAACATGGGTTTGATGCGTATGTCAATAACAGATATGGAATAATAGGAGTTGTTGATCCTAAGCAGATCAAGATTAAGGAAGTAGAGGAACTATAATGGCAGGTATCAACCAACCACGTAAAAAGAAACAATGGTTCCGTCAGTATTCTGGTCCTTGGGAACAACGTAATGAGATTGAGATGTACGATAATGCTATTGCAGAGTACATGGCAATCTACGGTTTACCTATTGATTATTTTCCAGTAGAAGCTAATCCTAATAGAGATAGAATATTTGGAGAAGATGCAGCTAAGCGTTATCTTCGCAAACATGAATTAACTGCTCTTGTGAAAGACGGTGGGTTTGAAGAAAACCTTATATATGGTGGGTTTGGTGAACTTAACCAAGTTGAATTTCAAATTTATATTCATATTCCTACATTTCGCAAAATGATAAATCGTGATCCTCTACCAAGTGATCAATTCTATCTTCCGCATTCTTCTACTATTGCGTATGAAGTTATTCATGTAGACTGGATGACTCTTGGACTTGAAGGTAACGTATTTGGATATAAATCAGTATATCTTCTCACTTGTAAACATCGTGAAGTATCTCATGATGCTCTTAATAATGTTGGTTCGCAATTCGGGGTTGTTGATGGTGAGGGCGATCTTATGGCTAATGCTCCCGCTGATTCATTTGTTGATGATGGTAGCGGTAGAGTACGTAATAAGTATCAAGTAAGAAAACCTGTGCTTCCTGTTGGCGGTGCTGAGGCTTATGGTGATAATGATTTTGTAAGAGACGTAGTAGAAGGAGAAGTCGATGATGTCTCTGGTGAACGAGACGGCGGCTTTATTATTCAAAGAGATAGAACTCATTGGGGAGAGTGGTAATGGATATTAGAAAAATGTTTAAAGAATCTAAAGTTTTACTTGAAAAGGATGAAATCCCAGGTGGTTTGGCTGATGGTAAATCCCTTGAAGATATTGCTAAACATCATGATGTTGATGTTAAAGATATAGAGAAAGAACATAAAAAAGGTATTGAGGTTGAATACGAACACACTGGTGATAAAGACAAATCGAAAGAGATCGCGTCTGATCACCTTTGGGAAGACCCTAAATATTATACAAAGCTTATTAAGATGGAAAAAGACTAACATATCTACAAAAGATGCGGTATAATACTTATATAAGAGGTATTATTATTATGGGTAGACCTGTTTTAACTAATGATGAAATAGATAAAAGATTAATTGGTAGGGATATCAAACGTATAAGTGACTATCCAAATAAACAGTCTATTAAAATAAAATGGAAATGTTTAAAAGATGATTATGTTTGGGAAGCGAGTACACAGAACATAATTAATGGCAAAGGATGTCCTAAATGTGCTGGCAATATTCCTTTAAGTAATGAAATAATTGACAATGATTTAAAGGGTAAAGATATTTTAAGATTATCCAATTACCCAGGTAAAAATAATATAAAGACCAAATGGAAATGCATTAAAGATGGTCACGAATGGGAAGCAACTACAAATGACATTCGTTCTGGTACAGGATGTCCTAAATGTGCTGGTAATTTACCCTTAACTAATACAGATATTGATGAAAGACTAGAAGGGCGCTTTATAAAACGTATTGGGGCTTATAAAACATATAGACAAAAAATTGAATGGGAATGTTTAAAGGACGGTCATAGATGGTTTCAATTACCTAATTATGTTTTAAGTAAGACAAATCCTACTGGATGTCCTAAATGTGCTAGTAATTTACTCTTAACTAATACAGATATTGATGATATTTTAAAAGGTACTAACGTAAGAAGAGTAAGTGACTATTTTGACAATAACACTTATATTTTACTTAGATGTATGGATTGCGATAACGAATTTAAAAGGTATACTCAAAGAATCAAAAAGTTAATAAAAAACAAAAAACATATTTGTCCAAATTGTTTAAATAATTCAAATAAAGAATCCATTTATAGAAGAATCAAAAATAAAATAAAATCATCTGGTATTGTATTTGACGAAGAGTACACTGGTATGAATAATATATATTCGTTTACTGATAGCTTTGGTAATAGATGGAATGATACTATGGCTAATGTGTTAACTAAATATAATTTAAAGGACGGAGTTGACTATAATAAGACATTAAGATTTTCTCAGACTGAAAATAATATTGAATTATTTTTAAATAGTAAAAATATAAAATTAGAAAGACAATATAAAGTAACATCAGATGAAAGATATTTTAAAATTGATTTTCGAATATTATTTGATAACAAAGAATATTTTATAGAATTTAATGGTAAACAACATTATGAACCAATTGAATTTTTTGGTGGAGAAACTGCCTTTATAAAACAAAAAATAAGGGACA